TTAGGAAGACTGGGGGCGGCGACCGCGAACCCGTTGCGGCACAACGAATTCGGTGGGGGTGGCGCTGGTCGGTTCGGGACTATTCCGGGACTCCGAATTCAGGGCGTCGCGGATCTCTTCCTCGAGCACGTGGGCGTAGCGCAGGGTCGATTTGATGTCTTTGTGGCCCAGTAGCTGCTGGGCCATCTTCAGGTTCTTGCTGCGCTTGAGGATTTGGGTGCCGGCGTCGTGCCGGGCGCCGTGGATGACGCGGCCGGTGGTGATGCCGGCGCGTTTCGCGGCAGAGCGCAGGCGCGCCTGCAGTCCGTAATAGGTAACCGGCTCCAGGCGGGGCTCGGCGGGGTCGCGGCCCTCGACCTTGGCCAGCGCCGGGGCGGGCGGCAGCTGTTCGAACCAGATGTGCGGCAGCGGCGGCTTGGCCGCCTGGGCGCGTCCAGCCCTGGCGGCGACCGCGCGAGCGTCATCGGCGCGCAGCGGGATGGCGTGGGGGATATCGCCCTTGCGCTTCTGGATGATCAGCCGCGGCTGATCATCGCCATCGGCACCTTCCCCGAGGCCGGGGTCATAGGCCTCCGGCGGGAAGAAGACCTCATTGAGTCGCAGACCATAGGTCAGCAGCAGCTGCAGGGCGGCGGCGGCCGTCGGGTCGCACTGGGCCAGCCAGGCCGCCCGCTGGGCGGGCGTGTAGTATTGGATGGGCGCGGCCGGCTCCTCGAGCACCAGGGCCTTCCAGTCGATCTCCGGGAGGTCCTTGACCTCCCAGGTCTTGCGGGCGCGGCTGAGGATCCGGCGCATGTTCAGGACGATGTCGGCGTTCACCGTGGCGTTGCTGACCGGGTAGCGCTTGGCGGTGAAGGCGGGCTTGCCGTCCCGGGCGGGCCGATCGGCAGCGCGGGTGAAGGTCTCGCCCCGGCGCTTCTCGATCGCCCTGGCCAGCTTGCGGGTGGTGATCTCTGTGAGCGGCGTATCCTTGCCCAGCAGCCGCAGGCAGATGCGCAGGCGCCGATCGACGTGTTCGCTAGCCGCCAAGCCCTGGCCGACTTCCTGCCACCAACGGCCGGCGGCTTCGTCCAGGGTGAGGATCTCGGCGGTCGGGTCCTTGCCGGCGGCGATCTCTTCGCGGAGTCGCCGCTCTACGGCCTCGGCCTTGCGGAGGGTTTCGACCCCCGTAGAACCGTGAAAGCGACGACCTTTTGCCTGGAAGTCGTAGTGGTAGAAGCGGCTTTTGGACGGTTTGTAGACGGACATGCTGGGCGATCCTGCCGCGCCTCTTCGCGCGGCCGTTCGAGATAGGCCCGAATATCGGCCTCGGTGTAAACCCTCCAGGCGCCGGGGCGCATCGCCCGGATGACACCCGCGTCCGTCATCGCCCGCAGAGTCTTGACGTCGCAACCGATCAGCGTCGCCGCCTGCTTGGCGGTCAGCTGCAGGGCCTCGGCGAAAGCCGCGCTGATCCTGGCGTCGGTGGCGGGGGCGATGGCCATGGTCAGGCGGCGTCGCCGGCGATGCCGGTCTGGCTGTTGCGGCCGGGTGTCGGGCGCGCCTCCATCTCCGCCGGCGACGCGCCCTCGAGAGCCAGGACGCTGGCGATTGTGTCATACACCGGCCGAGACTTGCGCGGCTTTCTGGAGGGCTTCATCGGACGGGCCGGGTCGCTGAAGCTGAACCCGAGGCGGATCGCGTGCTTGCTCACGACAGCCTGGTCGCGGCCGAAAGCTAGCGCCAAGTCGGTGAGGCCGACGCCCTTGCGCCAGGCGATCGCGATGGCATGGTCCTCGTCGGCGCTAAAGTCCCGGCACCATGGGTTCTTCAGCTTGAGAATCCATGCCCGATTGTAGATGCCTCCGAGGGGCTTGCCGAGGTCGCGAGCGATGTCCTTTGCGCGGTCGGTGGCGTAGCGAGCCCGCAGGATTGCATCCTCCGCCGGCGTCCAAGCTGGCCCCTGTCGGAAGCCGTCGCGCCGGGCGTGGGTCCCCTGGAGCCCCAATTCTTCAGCCTTCCAGCGGAACGCGCCGCTGGTCCGGCCCAGGGCCACCTTCAGGGGCGTCAGACTGGCGTTGTCGCGGTAGGCGGCAATCAACGCTGCCTCTTCCTCCGGCGTCCATGGTCGGCTCCAACCGCGGCGATAACCGAGCTTCCACAGTTTTGGCTGCAGCCCTGCCTTGGTGCGTCGAGGGAATCCCTCACCGGCCAGCTGCTCGCAGATCTTCAGGTAGCGGTGGCCTTCCTCGGCCAGCGCAAGGGCTCGGCCGAGTTCTTCGCTGGACCAGCCCTCCGGATGATCCGGATGCCGGATGCCGAGTTTGTAGGCGCGTGAATTGGTCGCCGAGGGCGTGCGACCGATGAGGGCCGCCACGTCGCGGACCATCAGTCCGGCATCGTAGCCGGCTTGCAGTTGGGCGTCTTCCCAGGGCGTCCACGGCGGCTCATTAGGCTCGCTCAATCCCAGCAACTTGGCGCGGACATAGATACTGGCCGCCGATCGGCCGAGGTCCTGTGCAATCGAGGCGGCTGCGTCGGCGCCATAGCGCTGCACCAGCACCTGGTCCTCGAGTTCGTTCCACGGACGCGCCGATCGACGGCGCAGGCCAAGCTCCCAGAACTTGTTAACGACGCCGGCGACGGGGCGACGCAGGGCGATAGCCATGTCCTGAACGGCAACGTCGGCGGCGAACATTTCCCGCAGCTGTTCGATCTCTTCCGGCAGCCAGATGTTGCTGCGGAAGGCGACCTCGCGGAGGGGGGCGATAGCGCCTGCCGGCGGAACGTAGGGCGCGAGCTCGACAACGTCGACGGCGCTGTCCTGGATATGGCTCATGCCAGGCCCACCACAGGCGCGTCGGCGTTGCGCAGGCGCAGCTTGGCCGCCAGGCGGGCAATCCGGCCCTCGCCTCTCGGCATGGTGTCGACGGCCGCGATCGCACCCAGGAGATCCAGGGCGCCATCGATGTCGTTGGCCTCGAGCGCCAGGTGTCGGGCAAGGTCAGTCGATGTGGTGGCGTTCGGCGCGATCTGGCGCAGGGCGCCAATGATCCGGACTGCCGCCACGGCGAACGGGTCGAGCAGGAAGCTGTCGAGGGCGCGACCGCCGCGCAGGCCGGCCATTGCCGGGCGACTCCCGCCGCCCGTCTCGCGCAGGCCTTCCAGGTCCAGCATCTGCCGGACCTGGTCCGGAGATGAGTCCGAGGGTCCAATCAGGTCTGGCGTTGCGCCCAGGTGAGGGGTGCTAGTCGGCGCGATCACCGTCAGCAGCGGCGAGCGGCTCAGCGCCGGACCAAACGCGTAGAACTGCCCTGGAGACAGACGACGGAGCCGATCGCCGCCTTCGCTGGCCGTGAAGCCCAGGAAGTCTGCGGCCCGGGCGACATCCCGGTCGAAGACGTTGAGGCCGATCAGGCCGTTCTGCAGCTCCGAGACCACCGACCCGGCCAACTTGGCCAGGCGTTGGGTGGCGATGATCGGAGCAATGCCCCGCTTGCGGCCGCGCGAGCAGAGGTCGGTAAGGGTGGCGACACCCAGACGGCGGGTCTCCGCGTCGCGGGCGCTGGCGGCCAGGTGCGGCGCCAGTAAATGGGCCTCATCAATGGCGACCAAGACGGTGTGGGCCCAGTCTTCCTTGGGGCAGCCAATCAGTCCGGCAAAGAACGCCGCCGCCTTGACGATCCGTTCGTTGGGATCGAGGTCTGTGAGGTCGAGGTGCAGGGCCAGCCGATGATGCCGGGCCCGGGCCGCGGCCGCCGTCAGGCCATCGGCGGCCAGCTCGGCGGCGTGCAGGGTCGTGGCGCCGATGTGCGCGGCGAGATTGCCGAACTCTCCCTCGGGATCGACGATCATGCAGGTGACGAATTCGAAGGCCTCCTCAACAATCTTGCGCAGCGTCAGGCTCTTCCCGGCTCCGCTAGATCCCTGGATGAGCAGTCGGCCTGCGAGGGCCTTTTCGAGGTCCAGTTCGACGCAAGATGACCCTCCGACCAGGGTGCCGATCGGAAGGCGGGTGTTGACGTGCGGAGCGGCGGCGCCATCAGTCATCGGTAGGTTCCTCAAACGTCTGCCCCCACTCGATGGCGACCCCGGTGAAGGTGGTGGCGGCGGGGTGGGTCTTGGCCCAGAACAGGCGCATGGCGGCCCAGTCCGCGAAGCCGTCGCGGATGGCGTAGGCGTCGAGATCCGCGGGGGTGGTGAGCTGGATCCCGGTCCAGAGATCGACGCGGCCTTGCTTGAGGTCGAGGCGGACCTCGCCGACCCCGATGCAGATCGCCAGCCCGATCAATCGGCAGTGAACGGTCCGCATGGCCGTGTAGAGCTGCAGCGTCTCGCCCAGGCGAGCGTGGCGCTTGCGCTCCGCGCGGATCGTCTGGACCTTTGTCCTGGCGGCGATCGGCGCGGCAAACTGGGATTTGAAGCTGTAGGCGACCATCTAGGTTCCCCTTGACGGGGGCTGCAACTGCCCCTGCCAGTCGCGCGCCCAGCCGCTCCAGACGGTCTCGGTCCGCACGATCTGGGCGGCGAAGGCGGCGTTTCTCGGATCTCGGACCAGGGCGGCGACCTCGTCTTCGGAGATGTTGTGATGGCGCTCCACGATGACGCCGCCCGGCCCGTGGAATGCGACGGCGAACAGAACGCTCATCGGTCACCGCCCCGGGCGGCCTTCAGCCGCCGGACGTTGTCGCCGGCGCGCTTGAGGATGTTCGCCCAGAGGCTCTCGCGCACCCACTCGAGGCCGGCGCGGTCCTGGGCCTCGGCGGCCTGGGCGCAGATCTCGATGATGGCGTCGACCGTGCCCGTGGGGATCAGCGGCGAGACGGCCGCAAGCTGGACGAACATCACCTCGTTGTTGGGCAGGCGGACGACGGCCTCGCCGGGGCGGTCCTCGTCGCTGGCCTTGCGCAGGAAGGTGGCCGGGATCATCACCGGCGTCCCGGCGACGAACGGCGGGAGGGTCGGGATCTGGGGCGTTTCCATGGTTAGTCCTCCTTTGCGGATTGGCCGGCCTGCGCCGGCGGTTTGGTTTTCGGGTCGCCGTAGCCCATGCTGGCCAGCAGAGCGGCGACCATGTTCCAGACGTGCAGATCGAGGCTGGGCCAGTTGGTCAGAGCCCCGGTGCGCAGCACCGACCGCTTGTCGAGGGCGGCCTTCGAGCGGCCCCGGAACACCTGGGCCTGATAATCGCGGCGACGGCCCGCGCCGCTGACGTTGCAGATGTGCATTCGGGCCAGCTCGGTCTTCTGACCGGTGATGGCGCTCCACAATTCCACGCGGACGACGATCATGGCTGCACCGTCGGGAAGTCGTCGTGGGTGCGGCCGTCGAGCAGCCGGCCGGCGGCTTTCTTGCCGACCTTGAACATCAGCATCCCGCCGGCGTGGGCCCGGTAGGCCATGGGTGCGCCCTGGGTGTGCCGGCTGCCGTCCCTGTGAAGCACGAGGGTCTCGACCTTGCACCGACGCGAGGCCTCTGGATCCCCGCGCGGCGGGGCGTTGTAGAGCCCGTCGGCCGCGCCATCGGGAATTTGGTCGATGGCGATCCAGGCGCCGTGCTGCTTGAAGTGGAAGTCGACGTCGGCGACCTCGCATTGGCCCCGCAGTGACCTTATCCAATCTGGATGCATAGGGCGGGCTCCGGGGCCGCTTTCGCCGCCGACGATCACCCAGTCGAGGCCATGGCGTGATGGCCCCTTTGGATCGTCGCCAGGTTCCCACCAGTCGCCGATGAATGTCTCGGTCGCTATAAGTCCGCCGAGGCGGGGATCTGGGTCGCCGTTGTAGAGGTCGATCGGCCCCAGCAACGGTTCAGCCGACAGGAATCGGACGGCCGCCGGCGTCGACAGCAGGTCCGGAATCCGCTCATCGGCGCGGGCCTGGTCTTCGGCTGAGACGCCCAGCCAGACGTTGCCCAGTGGCAGAATAGGATCGCCGGCGATCTGATGATCTGCGCTCATCCAGGCCCCGGTTTCGCAGTCCAGGCGGAAGGCCTCATTGATGATCCGGCGCACCGTGGCCGGGTCGGTCAGGTACTGGCGCAGGCGCGCCGACCGTTTTGTCAGGACCTGGTAGGTGTGATGCGGCGTGAGCGCCATGATCGCCCAGACCCTATCGATCCAGGCGTTCGGCACACTTTCGTGGAACAGGTCGCCATGAGCGCAGACGAAGATCTTGCGGGGGCGGGTCCAGTGCAGCGGCTCCAGCAGCTGCGTCTCGTTGAACCGGACCTCGCCGGTCCAGACCGGCCCGGCCTTGGTGTCGCGGGTCAGGCCTTGGCGAGTCGGGTGTTTCTTCAACCGCGTGCCGGCGAGCTTCATGGCGTAGCAGTTGGTGCAACCCGGCGAGACGACGCTGCACCCGGTGATCGGATTCCAGGTCGCGTCCGTCCATTCGATCGCGGTCTTGTCGGCCATGGTCAGACCTTCTCCCCGCCGGCGCGGTCCAGGCGCTCGATTTCGGCGACGATCCGGGCGCGGGCGGCGAGGCGGCGTCTCTTGTCGGGCCCGCTCATTGAACCGGCCCCAGGCTGTAGAGGCGGGAGCCGGCCGGGGTGATCTCGAACCGCAGCAGGAAGTCGGTCTCGATCTGGGTGCAGCAGGCCAGGTCGACGGGGCCGTCGCCATGGTATTGCCGGGCCTCCTCGTCGCCGAGCGCATCGAGCGGCGTCTCGCCGGACATATCGGCGTCCCAGCCGCCACCGCCCGTGGTCACCGCGAAGAAGTCGGCGCCGGGCGGGGGCTCCGGAGTGATGGTCCAGGCCTCCCCGGTCCATTCGGCGACGACGTCGTCGTGACGCTCCATGGTCGTGGCCTGGAAGGTGTCGCCGTGGGCGGCTGGCTCGGGACGGGACCAGTCGAGGTCCGGCTTCGACAGCCACTCCGCCCAGCCCTCGAGCGTCGGGGCGCAAGGCATGGTCTCGTCGCAGTAGTCGGTGACGTACCAGAGGGTCCCGCTCATTGGCCGTCTCCCTTGGCCGGAGGCTCGCCGAACTCGTTGAACTCGCGGGCGAGGGTGACGGCGCGCCAGGGGGTGAGGTCCTGCCGGACGATGCGGTCGCTGGTCTCGACCTGGTTGAGGTGGCAGGCGGTGAACATGCCGCCCAGCTCGATGACGACGTAGCGGCGGCGGCCGAACAGCTGGTCGAGGATCTTGCCGAACCAGGTGGGCGTCACCTGGCGCATACAGCGCGGGTTGCTGCAGACGAACTTGGTCACCCAGTAGCAGGGGCCGGTCGGGGTCTCGCAGGCGTGGTCGTCGGTGCAGCCGCAGATCCGGCAGGTGCGAGCGCCGCTCGCATGAGCGGCCGGATCTTCCTCCTCTTCATGGTCGCAGAAGGCGAGGGCCTCGACGGCGATCGCCTTGACGCCCGCGGGCGTCCAGTGATCGGAGTAGATGAAGGACTGAACCTCGACGCCGTCCTGGACGATCGGGCCGGGCCAGCAACTGACGTGGACATCGTTGGCGTCCTCGACCGGCCAGACCGCCTGGCCGTGCAGCAGCGGCTTTCCGCAGTCCTCACAGGCCTGGTGGAAGTCGCCCTCGATGTAGCTGGCCAACGCCTGGGCCGACGGGCGCAGGAAGTTGACCATGATGTCGGTGGCGCGATCCTCTTCGCCGAGCGTTAGGCTGCCCTTGATGCTGGCCTTCATCCCCCAGATCCGCGCGGCCGCGTCCTGGCGCCAGGCCCAGACCTCTTCGCGCAGGCGGTCCAGCTCCAGGGCGCGGATCTCCGCCGGCAAATGCCGCGCGCTCTCGGCGCCCTGTTCGCCGCCGAGTGTCGCGACCCGGGCGAAGGACTTGGCGACGTCGGCCGCCTGGGCCTTCGCGTCCTCGAGGGCATTGTGCAGGCTGACCCTCAACCGATCGGGTCGGACACCGCTGATCTCATAGGCGGTGCGGGTGTCTCGGGTGGCGTTGTAATCCCAAGGGGTTCGAAGTGCGGCGGCGCGATAGGCGGCTGCCAGCAGGACGGGATCGTAGTCCTTGCCTTGGCCCCAAACCTGATAACCGCGGTTTTCTTTGAAGAAGACAGTGAAGGCCTCGAGCGCCTCGGTCAGCGGGCGTGGATCGATCTCCAGGGCGGCCCGCGCCGCTTCCGACTGTCTCGCCCACCAGGCCTCGGTTTCCGGATCGACCACCATGCCGAGGCGCTCGGAGTCGGCGCGATCGATGTTGATGTAGAACTCGGCCCCTAGGGAGCCGGTCAGCGGATCGAAGACCACGGCGCCCAGGGAGCGCAGCACGGAGCCCGGTTGATTTCCGAAGGTCTCGAGGTCGATCATGATGTGGGCCACGGGGGCTCCTTTCAGTCTGAGGGGTCAGCCGATCGCGACGGCGTTCCAGGCGATCAGGGCGATGAAGAGCAGGGCGATGGAGATCGCGCCGCGGGCGTGGTCGCCGAGCCAGCGGCGGTTGATGAAGCGCAGCTCGCCGATCATCAGGACCGCGCCGGCGAGGAAGGCGGCGCCGCAGGTCAGCGAGACGCCGATCGGGAAGAGGGCGGCCGCCAAGTCGCGCCAACCCTGGATGTCGGCCGGGGTCATGGCTTGGTCATCCCGCCGGCGGCGTCGCGAAGGCGGTTCGCGACGCCCATCCCCTCGTCGGTCAGCCAATAGACGGTGAGCTGGCCCCCCAGCCCGTCCCGGCCATGCCGCAGAACCTTCGAGTGGGTCAGGCCCATGACCGACAGGGTCGCCATGGTCGCCGGGTTGACGGCCCTGGCGCGGTAGACGTCCAGGGCCGCCGCCTCGCTGCCGGCGCTGTGGCTGATCAGCAGGACCAGCTGGGCCTGCTGATGGCGGGTGAGCGGGTGGCTGGTCATTCGCCGCCCTCGCCCTTCGGCGCCTTGAGCAACGCCCTCGGTGCGTGGGCAGTGGCCGCCATCAGCGCCAGCTGCAGGTCGAGTTTGATCCTCTGAAATTCCTCATCGGGAACCTGTGGCTCGTCGATGTCACCGGCCGCCACTTCCAGGCGATAGAGCAAGGCGTGGGCTTCGCTCGCGGCGTTCCAGAGGGAGGCGAGCGCCTGGACCATCGGATCGACCGGCGCCTCCGCCCCGGCTATAACCGGCTCGGCGGCCGGCGCGTCGTCCTGCGGCTCATCGGCGACGACATCAGCCAGCGGCCGGCTTTCAGCCTCGACCGGGTTAAGCCAGTCGGTGACGAACCGGCCCTCCGGCGGCGGCTCGACGACGCCGCGCTCCAGCCGCGCCTTGACCAGCAACTGCGGTGTGTCGTCCCATCCGATGTCGGCGAGCCAGTCCTCGGCCTTGGCGGTCAGGGCGGCGACGGGTCGGCCGCCGCTGCCCCGGTTGTGATCGACCACGATCAGGCCCGCCGCCTTGAGATCGCTGACGTCCTGGCTGAGCCAGTATTTGCCGATGACGGCGGCATAGGTCGCCGCGCCGGGAATCTCGATCAGCGGCGTCTCCGCATGGTCCTCGATCTTTCGCGCCAGCTCGAAAAGCGCCAGCCGCTGGCTGGGAGGCAGGGCCAGCACAAGGTCGGCCGGCGTCATGACTGCCGCCTCCCGCTCGGCATCCGGCTTGCGCGGGGATCCGGCGCCGCCCTCACCGCGCAGGCGGCGGAGGTATTCGTTCTTCAGCGTCTCGTTGGGGAAGTGACGGCCGTCGACGATGAGGGGGTTTTCCGGATCGACGACGCCCAGTTGGGGCGTCTCGCTCGGCCGTTGGCCAGGACCGGAGGTATCGGCGGCGACCCGCGCCATGGCCTGGTCGGTCAGCCGGTCGAGGCGTTCCGAGTCCAGTCCTTTGATTTCCCGTTCCGGCCGGCGGTAGTTCAGCCACGAGGTGACATAGGCGCCGGTGTGTTCCGCCAGCTGGGCGCGCGAGGGGCTGACGACCTCGGACCGCAGGACCATCAGCCGCTGCGCGCGGTCCTTGGCGCTCTCGTCGTCGCGGCGCAGCTGGCCCAGCTCGGCGACGGTGTCCCAGGTCTTCTGGAAAACCATGACAATGCTGCCATCGCGCCCGCCGGATCCGAAGCCCAGCAGCCCCGCCGTGACCAAGCCGTAGTCTCCGCCCAGTTCGCGGTAATCGAGGATCGGCCCATTGGTGGAGCCGGCCGGCTGGGCGCCCAGGCCGACCAGGTAGTCACAGACCTCGACCAGGCAGAGCCGCTGTTTGGCGGTCAGGCCGGTCTGGGCCTTGCGCGTGGTGCCGCGCAGCCATTCCCAGCTGTGGGTCTCCGGATCGTCCTCATGCTTGGCGACGTCGTCGAGGGTGGCTTCGCGGGCGACCTTGATCTTCTCCTGGACGTCCTTGACGCCGGTCTCCGACCCCTCGCGGGCCCGGCCCAGGTCGAAGGCGATGGCCCTGGCCGAAAGGCCGGTCAGGGCCTGGTAGGCGGCGAGGCCCTGGGCGTCTTCCCAGGGGGTTAGGTCCTCGCGCTGGCTGTTCTCGATCAGAGCGGTCTTGATCGACAGGGCGCGGCGGGCCGGATCGTCAAGAGTGGGATCGATCGCCGATTCCTTGAACGGCAGTCCGGCGTCGAGCTCCGGCGGCAGCTCGCCCCAGTCGGCGAGCAGGGCGGCGGCCCGGTAGCGGCGATGGCCGATCCAGATCATGCGAGCGCCGCTCGCATCGGGCGGGGTCAGGACCAGGGGCTGCAGGATGTCGCCGGCGGAGGCGATGCTCTTGGCGAGGTCGATATCCTTGTCGGGGTCGATGATCTGGCGGGGGTTGTCCGGGTTTGCATAGACCCGGTCGATCGGCCAACGGGGCGTCACGGCGGACCCGTTGGCCGTCAGTTCGCCCGGAAGGCTGCGAACCCGGCCCTCCGCCACATCGATGCCCAGCAAGGCCCGTTCGCCCTGGGCGGTCAGGACATACCCCCCGACGTCGCCCTCCAGTACGCGATCGGCGATGAGCTTATCCAGGCTGCGCTTCAGACTGTCGCGGCGAGTTTCGGGAAAGGTCCCGGCGAGCTGGTCCAGGTCCACCGCCACGCCGATGGTCGCTTTGACCTCGGCGATTTCGCGAAGGACGGCGGTGTTGGCGATGGCGGCTGTGGTCAGGGCATGAGCAGTCATGGTCAGAACCCCTGAGCGAGCAGGGCCTGTTCGGCCGGCGTCAGGATTCGGCCCGAGCGGCGCTTCAGGTCTGCCTCATCCCAGGTCCGGGCCTGGCCTCCGCTGCTTTGGGCGCCGTTTCTGTGGCGCTGCCCGTGGCTCTGGGCGATGCGGCGGAGATCGGCGGCGGATGGCGGCTTGCCCCGGCGCCGGGCGGCATGGCGCTCGGCGGTGGCCACCTGGTGGCGGTTGTCGGGGTCGGGATAGCCTTCGGGGTAACCCTTCATGGCGGGTGCGCTCCTGTTGAAATTTGGGGGTCAGGTGGCCGGCGGGAGAGCCGCGGGCGGTGTTGGGGGCGCCGCGGTGGCCGCCAGCAGGTGAGGCGGCGGCGGTTCCCAGCCGCTGTTCAGCAGCTGGTCAAAAGCCGGTTTCAGCCAGCGGGCGCCGACGCCCTCGACGCGGACCAGGCGGGTCCCCTTGGGCGGCTGGTCATCGAACAGGCCCTTGCTGATCGCCCAGGCGCCGGTGCCGGCCGCCTCGACGGCAAGGTCGCCGGGACCCATGCCTAGTCCCCGGCAGATGGCCTGGGCCACCTGCCGCAGAGTCGGGTCGGAGAGATCTTCCCAGGCCACGCGGGGGAAGCCCTGGCGATAGACCAGCCGCACGGGCTGGGCCTCGCGGCGGGGCTGGGCGGCAAGGGAGGAACCGGCGGAGGCCGTGGGGAAAGCCTCCGCCGGACCGCGCGCGTCGGTCGGTGCTGATCCTGTCAGATTGAGGAATCCGCCGTCGCGCGAGGTGGGAATGGGGTTTGCGGTCACAGGGTTTCGAGCCCGGCGTTCACCAGGGCCTCGCGGATCTCGGCGAGCTGTTCGCCGATGCCGTCCTGCATGTCGTCGTCTTCGAAGCCGCGCATGAACCGCTCGGCGGTTTGCAGGGCGCGGCCCATGGCCGGCGCCGCCGCGAGCAGGTCTCCGAACTCCCGCGCTTCGACTGCCGCGATCAGGGTGTCCTCTTCGTCATCGACGCCGAGTTCGACGATCTCTCCGATGTCCAGGTAGGTGAAGGTCGGGCCGCTCACGCCGCACCCGCCGCAATCAGCTCGGCCCGGCGGGCGGCGGCGACAGGGCAGGCGAGGGCTTCGGCGTCGCAGGCGGCGCTGTGGAAGATGCTGGCCAGCAGGCCGGTGTGCCGGCCGCCGCCGTCCCAGGTCAGGCAGCGGGCCAGGGTGCGGGTCTCGCCCGGCGACAGCCGCCAGCGGTGGTCGCCCAGCTGGATGCTGACCACCGGGATCAGGCCGACCGCCAGGGGCGTCAGCCGGAAGGTGTGGGCGGGAACGGTCTCGATCGCCAGCAGGACGTCGGACAGGCGGTCGGCCTCGGCGTGCTGAAGGCGGTCCTTGGCGGTGTCGGAAGTATGCAGCCCCACGGCGGGTCCCCGCCCCGCGCCGGTCCTTTGAGGAGCCGGTGTTCTCAGCGCTGGCGTCTCAAGGGCGGCCCATCCGCCCCCGGCCGGCGCGGGGTGAGACAGACAGCAACTATTTTGTTTCTGTTGTCAATTGAAGCAGGCGAGAAAAGTTTGTGCCTGTCACGTCGTTGTGGCGCTTGAGGCAATGGAGGCGCTTCTCGAATGGCGCTTTCCCCGCATCCCGGAATGATGTCGTCTCCTCTTGCAAGGCCGGAGCGGCGTTGGGGGCGGGAATGGATCGAAGTTGGCTGATCATTCTGGCGGTTACGCTGGCACTGGCGGCCTGCGACAGTTCACCCCCGAAGACGGCGCCGCCGGTAAAGGCGGCGGTGGTAGCTGATCCGGCCGATCCCTATGCCGGCCTGGACATCATCGATGGGCAGCGGCTCCGGGCCGGTTCGTTGCAGTATCGGGGAATGCGCACCATCCTGTTGGACTCCCTCGGCCCTGGCGCGCACTGGTCGCCGTCGAAGGGCGCGGCCTTTGTCGTGCTGGAATATGACCTGACCAACCTTAGCGATCGCCAGATCGTTCTCGCGGACCAAGCGATGCCGCAGCTGTGGGAGAGTCGCGACCACCTCTTTCGATCAGACCCAAAGCTGACCGCCGCCCTACTAGACACCTATCCGCAGTACGACGCCGCGCCGTCTTTTATCGGCCCCGGCATGACGGTAACCCGATTGGCTCTGTTTGAAGTTCCGGAGACCTACATGCGGAAGTTCTGGCTGTGGACGGTCGATAGCCGTCGATATGCCGAGGTGCCCCTTGAGCTGAGTCGTCCGGAAGCGGAGGCTGTGGCGAAAGTAGCAGACGAGCGCCGGCGGGCGGGCGGTCCTGAGGCCGACTTCGGACGGGAGCCCCGGCCTGGCCAGGACTGGACGGCCTGTGGGTCAGCGGGCTGCCCCAACTATTGATGTCAGCTAAGAAAGCTCGCGGATAACGTGGAGCACAAGGGCGCGGATCCGGATCTCGGCTTCCTCGCCCTCGTTCATGCCCTCAAGCAGCTCCAGTGGCTCCCTGTACTTGGGATTGGACGACCGGGGCCAAAGCAGGATGCCGTTGGCCGTCACCTCGGCCTGTTTGATGGTCAGCTCCCGTTCGGACCCGCCGAACCGGAAGCGCTCAACCTCAACGATGTCCCGCGTTCGCACGGGCCTGCCGATCGACATGAAGTCGACGCAGTGGACGAAGTCGCCATTGTAGATTCGCAGCTGGTCGACGCTGTCGCCGACCACCTCAGTCAGCCATTGGTCAGCATGGAGATAGCGGGGATCCTTGGCGGCCGGATATCGGCGCGGGTAGTCCTGAATGAAGTCGTCGGCGGGCTGCCAGGCACTGGCTTGGGCGCGATCTCGGATCGGCAGTAGCTGGCCTGTCGGAATTGCCGGCACAAAGGAACGGCTGTTGTCCGCCGTTCCTTCCGCGCGGGGCCGGAAAGGCGTGACGTTTCCGCCGGTCTGCGCCCGAACAAGGTCCAGTTCTTCCGGAGAGACGCCCATGGCGTCGGTCAACTTCTTCCGGATGTTGCGGCGTAGAATGCCCTGTCGCTTGCCGCGCTCGTAAAGCCCCAGGTTCTGCACGGTCCAGTCAAGGCGGTCCGCGACATCGTTCTGGGTCAGTTTGAGCGAGGTGCGCAGCAAGGCGACGGCCCGCCCCCAAGCAAGTTGTTCAGCAGCATCCTCGGGTGTGTCGGCCATGCCCCAATTCTGGCGGTATAGCGGAAGGGGCGCGAGCGACTGCAACATTGCGTCTCATAGATACGCATGAGGTTGTCAACAGCAACAAATTAGTTTCTGTCTCCGACTCATGCGCACTGATTCGAGCCCCTTGAGCCTCACGGCGCCCACTTCTCCGGCGCCGCGACACCCCTTTGATCGTTGGCTGTGGGAGAACCGCATCAGCCAGAGGGCGGGGGCCGTCCGCATCGGCGTCAGCAACACATGGCTTGGCCGGTTTCTGCTGCCGCCTGACGACCCGAAGTATGTTCGGCCATCTCCCGAAATTATCGCTGCCATCGCTGAGATGACCTGCGGCGTTGTCGGCGAGACTGACTGGCCCAAAGCCGCCGATGCCCGGCCATGACCGGTCAGTACCCGCCTTCGGCAATCCCTGCCCGCCTCATCCGATCGCCCAGCGTCTCGCCCTCCAGGCTGCAGGTGGCCACGAGCCGGTCGTGGTTGGTCCGCCAGCCCCGGCAGATGACGGGCCGGTCGAGCGCCATGGTGACCAGCATCCTCTTGGCCGCCCAGCCTCCCGGCTCGCGCAGCTCGGGGGCGTCGAAGTCCTCGAGGCGGATCTCGACCCAGCGGGCCGGATCCTCGCTGTCCCCGACGCAAAGGCCGTCGCCGTCGATGACGAAGCGCACGGTCCCTGCGAAGGCCTGGCCCGGCGCCAGCCATGCCGGGAAACGCCCCTTGGCGTCGATCGCCTCGCAGGGATCGGCGAGGGCCGGGGTGGCGATGGCCAGCAAGGCCAGGGAGACGAGGGCGGGGATCAAGCGCATGGCCGCCTCTTACCACGGAGCGGGCCGATGAGCGCCGCCCTGGCCAGTGGATGGCCGATCCTGCCCCCCTGCGTCATCCGGCCGTCCGATCTGTCCCGGCTAGCCGCCCTGCGTGGGCAGGTTGCCAGCCATGGCCATGACGTTGTCGAAGCGGGTTTTCAGATGCCGACGCATCCGCTTCCGCAAATCCGCGTCCATGCCGCCATCCAGGACCGATCCCTCGATCGCGGTGCGGAACAGAGTGACGGCCTCCACCGGAGTGATCTCCTCCAGCCGGGCGTAGTTGGCGGCGGAGATGAAGGCGAGGCTGTCAAAGGCATGTTCCAGGGCCAGCATCCTGGCCAGGTCGTCGACGTTCCAGCTGGCGCTCATCTTCGGCATCTCCTCGAGCTCGGCCGCGTCGCGGCGGGAGCGGGGAGGCTGCCATGACCCGCCGCAACCTGAAAGCCAAGGACGCCCCGGTCGCCACGACGGACGACCTGGTCAAGTGGGCGCGGCTGGTCAAGGCGGCGATCGCCGCGGCCGAGGCGCCAGGTGAGACCAAGGACCTGGTCAAGGCGCGCAACGCCACCCGCCGGGCCTGCGCCATGCCGCGCGGCCAGCACCACACCGCCTCGGCCTTCTTCCGGCTCAGCCGGATGGCGATGGAATGGACCAGCCTGCGGATCGTCCAGCGGCGCGAGCTCGCCGAAGCCTTCGCCGCCCTGGCCGTCCAGTGCCGCGAGCTTCTCGACAACCCGGACCCCGCGCCTGCCCGGCGCCGGGTCGATATTGAGGACTGACCGACGTGAACCAGGGGGGGCTGCGCCTGACCGAGGATGATCGGTCGCTGCTGGCCATGGCGTCCAGCGGCATGAAGATGTCCAGCATCGCCATGACGATGGGTTGGAGCGAGAAGCGGGCTGTCAGCCGGCTGGCGAAGCTGAAGGCTGACGCCGCGCCCAAGGCCATCACATTGACGGGGCTGTCGGACAGCCTGCCGGCGCTTCTGGCTCTTGTGGCCGGGCGTGGGCTGCTGCGGCTGGTCGAGGGGCTGAGCTGCGTTCCGGTTCCCAAGCCCAGGGCGGCCGTCAAGGCCAAGGCTCCGCCGCCAAAGGTGCCTGGCCATCGGGTGGCCCTGGTCAAGCTGGGGAAGCGCTCAGGAATCGAGGTTCTGCGGCCGATGACGCCTTCGCGGCTCCGGTTCGCCCGCTGGTTCCACGAAGCCGACTGGCCGGTCGACGACATCGCCGCCTTGTTCGACCTGTCGCCCGGCGACCTGGCCAAGGGCCTGGGGGTCAGCCAGTGAGCGGCTCGGAGGCCTGGAGCGTCACGGATCTCGCCGACCTGAAGGTCCGCGCGGCGAGCATGGGCAAGGCCTTCGATTTGAAGGTCCTGGCGGTCTCAATGCGCCGGTCGGTCTCTGACACCGACGCGGCGTTGTTCGCCCTGATGGGGCGGGAGCCGGAAGACGCCGCCGAAATCCTGGGCGGACAGCCGGCGCCGCGGGTCTGGCGGACAAAGGCCGAAAGCGGCTTCCGGAAGTTCCTGCGCGAGGTGCTCAGATGACCGGATCAGAGTTGATCATCATCCTTGTCGGGCCGGTCGTAGTCGATCGCGTCATAGGGGCTTGCGATGGTGTCTTGCTCAGTCGCAAGTTCAGTGCGCCGGAGTGTTCGTCCAACGCCGGATCCCTCCCTGGAAATCGCGAAGTCAAGCCGCCGCCCATCTGGCATCATAGCGCGGATCTCGACGGCTTCGACTTCGTCCAGGATGATGTCGAAGGCCGAGAGCAGGCGGTTTCGAACGTAGGCGCTACGTGGGGCGTCACCTTCTGCGGGCTCATGTCTGATTGCGGAAACGTTTCGAAGGAATTCGAAGACGCTGTTCAGCGAGCTGACAAGGTCCATGATCGCGATACTGCCGCCGGAGGCGCTGATCGCCATCAGAATCGGCGCCAGGTCATAGATGTGGGATCCCTCGCGGACGCCGGAGATGCCCAGAGCGTATCTCGACCGCCCATGTTCACCGTTGGAGACCTCGTAAGCCTCGCTGAGGTGGACGAAGAACATAGCCATGCGCTTCATCGAGACGGCGGCGCTTTCGCCGAGCGTCAGCCTCAGGCTGAAATTCCAATCCTTCTCCATCATGACCCCCTAGCAAGGCCCGGACTTCGTCGTGACGCCCGCCGGCCAGCGATGTGGCCATATGATCAGATCGTCGCCGGGGTTGCGCGATGAATACGAGCGCCGCTCGCATCGGATCGTCGCTGATGGACGCCCACCGGGTGTCGCCAGCGTCCGACCCCGATTTCTACCCGACGCCGCCCTGGGGCGCGCGGGCCGGGGCTGAGTTGCTGCTGGCCCTGGACCCGGTCGCGCGGTCGGTGTGGGAGCCGGCCTGCGGCGCGGGCCATATGGTCCATGGACTGAAGGACTATTTCCCGAAGGTGATCGCCAGCGACCTGCTGGCCTATGACGGCAACGCCCTGTTCGACTTCTGCGGCGATGAGGACGCACCGGTCCGGCCTGACTGGATCGTCAGCAACCATCCCTTCGGGCAGACGGATACCTTCATCCGCAGGGGTCGGGAGCGCGCCCGGCGCGGCCTGGCGCTGTTGATGAAGATCTCCGGCCTGGAGACGATCGGCCGCGAGGCGCTGATGTACGGCGACCCGCCGCTGTCGGTGGCGGCTCCGTTCGTTGAGCGGCTGCCCATGCACAAGGGGCGCTGGGAGCCGGAGGGCGGCACGGCGGCCTTCTACTGCTGGTTCATCTGGTTCGCGGCGGGCGTCGGGTTTCCGGCGCCCGTTGTGCTGGGTCGGCCCAGGCCGGTGATCATCCATATCCCCGCCGGGACAGAGGCGCGGCTGACCAGGGCGGACGACGCCCAGCAGCTGGGGGCGCGGTGATGGGTCTGCTATCGCAAACCGTTGAAGTACCCGGCGACCTGGCCGAGTCCGGCGAGAAACATCGCCATGCTGGCGAGCGTCAGTATGGGGCCTGCCGCAGTCCCGGCCAGCTCCGCGCGCCAATCTGTTTCCTCCAGTTGGGCGCGGCCAGGATCGACGGCCCAGCCCGGCACCAAGAGGAAAAGCAAGGGCAGGGCGCTGGCGGCGATAAGCCCGCCTCCGAAGAAGAAGAAAGCGGGCGTCAGGTATGGCGCCATGCGTTGGGGGGCGTCGGACTGACCGACAGCGGCGCCCAAAGCGATGAATGCGGCCGCGTTGCCGACACCAAGGGTGGTGATAAGTCGGCGGGACCAGAAAATTCTCTCCGCCTGAATAGCCGCTTGGTGGGCCCGATCTTCCGGGGTGACCGGTTCGTCGTCGCACATGTCCGAGAGGATACGTTGCAGTTTGGTCAGCTTGACCAATCGCCGCTCCAGACGGCTGCGTACAACCTCGGTCTTAGCTCTGGCGATCCGCTTGCGCGTCGCAGCCAGAGCTCTCCGGCCTCGCTCGATCTCGTGGGCAATCCTGGTGCGTCTCAGCATGGGTTCAAGTTTCACCCGAATTGCGCGGATGCTCAACCTAACCAGATGCGGGCGGCCACATGAACGGTCCCTCCCTGTTCGACCAGGCGCGCGGCGCCGCCAAGATCGCTGATGTCTGCGGCGTCAAGCTGAAGCGCGCCGGCCGCGAGATGCGCGGGGCGTGCCCGATCTGTGGCGGTGGCGGCAAATCGAAGTCGGCGCCGTTCGCGGTGAAGATCGCGACCGACACCTTCCGCACCTACTGCGGCGGCGGTCATGTCGAGCGGGGCGATGTCGTCGATCTGGTCGCGGCCATGCGGGGCGAGACCCTGGTGGAAGCGGCCCGGTATCTGATCGGATCGTCCGGCGGACCGGTCGTCGCCCGCTCCAAGCCTAAGGTCGAGAAGCCCCAGGGACCGACGTCGGCCCAGCGGATCGGGTCGGAGATGTGGGCCACGGCCAAGCCGCTGATCGGCTCCCTGGGTGAGCGCTACCTGCTGGGCCGCGGCATCCTGCCGGAGGTGGTGACCGAGGCGGCGCCGCAGCTGCGCTACCATCCGTTCGCCAAGGCGGGATGGGACGACGTCGCTGGCGACTGGATCAAGGCGCCTGCCATCCTGGTCCAGGTGGTGACCCACGCCGGGCCCACCGGCGGGGTTCACGCCACCTATCTGCTGCGCGACGGCACGGCGCGGAACAAGGCCCTGGGCAAGAAGATGTGGGGTCCGCAGGGGCTGGACCTGCCGCCCGATGACGATGGCGTGGTGCGTCGGTTGACCGGCGGGGCCTGGCTGATCGGGCCGGAGGGCGAGGGCGATCCGGCAGGTGGGGAGGGGCTCGAGACCAGCCTTTCGGTCGTCAGTCTGGCGCGCCTCAAGGGGCGGCGGCTGCGCTGCTGGGCGGCGTTGTCGCTGGACCGGCTGCAGGGCGGGGTGCTGGTCGATGACGACGGTTGTCAGGACATCGCCGACCCTAAGCCGGATCCGGAGCGGCCTCCCTTCGTCTGGCCGTCGCCGCCGGCGTCGCCCTGGTCCGAGGCGATCATCGCCCTGGACATGGACATGAAGCCGGTCCGGCTGAAGGGGCGGTCGCGGTGGAAGCGGCCGACATGGTTCACCCTCGACGCCGAGGCGCGGGCCCAACGCTGCGGCCGCCTGGCGGTCAAGGGCTGGCTGGCCGTCGGCGCGCCCCGGGCTGTGGCCTTGGCCGCTCCGCCCGGGCTGGATTTCAATGACCATCTGCGACGGGTGCTTGCGTCGCGGGCTGGGCCGAAAAGTGAAGGTGTTGCGTGAGCGAAGGCCTGGACGAATTCGAGGCGCTGGCCGCCGGCAAGATGGAGGATGCCGAGCCCGACGACGCGGGCCCGGACCATGCCGAGCGCAAGATCTTCGTCATGCCGGATCCGGCGATGGAGGAATGCCCGGTGACGCCGCTGGGCTTCTATGACGACAAGCTGGTGTTCGCCATGCCTGAGGGCGAGATCCGCACGGCCGTGGCCTCGAAGGTCGGGGCGATGCTGAAGGTTGATATCTTCGCCTGCGCCGCCGGTCAGTCCTTCCTGTCGCACTACTTCCGAGACGAGGCGGAGCAGAAGTTCCTGCGCGACCTGGCCGCCATCTGGTTCGTTCGCAAATGCCGGCAGGCCGGCAAGTTCGACCGATCGCGCACCGAGCGGGGCCTGGGTATCTGGCCCGGGGAGGCGGGGACGGTGGTGCTGCACCGGGGCGATGAGCTGATCGAGGTGGACTTTGTCGGCAAGGCCCGACGGGTGACCATCGCCGAGGCCATGCGGCGGACCAGTGGGCCGCTCTACAGCCTTCGCCCCCGCGCCCCCGAGCCGAAGGGGAAGTTCGCGCTGGCGGACGCCGTCTGGGCGCGGGAGGCGCTGGACATGTGGCGGTTCGAGCCGATCGGGGATGAGGGGCTGACCGGGGCCGATGTCGTCCTGGGGTGGGTCGGCGGCGCCATGCTGGGGGCGGCGGCGCCGTTCCGGGGTCACCTGCTGATTCACGCGCTGGCGGGGTCCGGCAAGACCACCCTGATGCACTTCCTGCAGGGCCTGATGAGCGGGCTGGCCGGGGAGGTGATCAGCAAGTTTACCGAGGCGGGGCTCCGAAGCGATCTGGCCGGCAACGCGCGGCCCGTTCTGCTGGACGAAGCCGAGGCCAGGGCCGACTCCCAAGGGGGTGGCGACGTCGAGAAGGTGATGGAGCTGATCCGCGACATGGCCACCGGCAGCGGATCGAACCGCAAGCAGGGAAGCATGGACGGGACCGGCATGGCCCGGACCCAGACGGCCGTCGGGGCTGTGCTGATGGCGGCGATCAACCCGCCGCGGCTGACCCCCCAGGATGTGAGCCGGGTCGTGGAGGTGCGGATGCTGCCTCTTGGCGGGGTGGGGGGCGTCACCGATGACGACCTGTTGGAGGCCCTGGAGAAGGCAATACGCCTGGCGCCGGCGCTGCTGGGCCGGGTGCTGAAATCGGCGGGCCGCTATCGAGGCGACGTTGCCATGCTGAAAGCCGCCCTGGCCAGGCGGGGGCAGGCGCCGCGAGCCGCCGACCTGATCGCCATGCTGGCGGCCGGCCGGCGGCTGTTGATGTTCGACGCGCCGCTGACGCTCGATGAAGCCGAAATGGAGGTCGCCTTCTGGGCGCCCTTGCTGGTCGAGCGGGAAACTCAGGGTCGGACCAACAATCCGGGCGCCGACGCCATGGCCCACCTGCTCGCCTGGGACAGCGGGCAACATTCGAAGGACCGGCGCGCCACCTTGGGCGAGCTAATCGAGCGCAATGCCATCACCGAGAAGGGGCTCTATGAGGACGTGCTCAAGGCCCACGGGCTGCTGACCGGACTATCCGACGGCTACAGCGGCGCCCCCGTCTTGATCGTCTCAAACAACCATCCCGCCCTCGAGCGGATATACCGGGGCACGGTATGGACGGATTGGCCCCGGGCGTTGCGCAATCTTGACGTTCTCGGCGAGGCATATCAGACCCGACCGACCAAGAACTCCGTGCGCTTCGGCGCTGGAGAGAAGCAGCGCGGGACCATCATCCCCCTCACCCCCTGGTTCGATCGCCTGTCCTCGGATGGCGGTGGAACGGTGGGTGGAACGGTCGGCGTTCCGGAGGAACCCTATGATTTCCAATAGGAAATGGGGGACTGGAACGGGTGGAACGGTGGAACGGCCATGACCCCCGTGCGAGCACACAGGCGAGCGGGGGCGCGCGACGCCACAGGTGCGTTCCATGCGTTCCACCCGTTCCACCCTTCTTATTATATAACAATATCAAATAGTTATACTGGAACGGTCGGCGGAACGCCGCCGGAACGGTCGGGTTTCAAAGGCCGCTCGCGGGATGCGGCCATCATGTCGGGTGTGTCGGAAGGCAAAGGGCGATGAGCACGATCAAGTCGGAGATGAGCGAGACGGCGATGGACGAAGCTGGCGGGGGGCTGAAGCCTCGCTGGCACGTGGTCCAGGTCAACACCAAGCAAGAGACCTTCGCGGTCGAGAACCTGCGGCAGGCCAAGCATGAGGTCTTCCTGCCGACGTGGCGTCGTCCGGTGAAGCGGGTGATGTTCATCCAGCGTCAGGGCCGGCAGGTTCGGCAGGTGGTCGACGCCATCGAAGCGCGGGTGCTCTTCCCGGGCTACGTCTTCGTCCGGGTTCGCACCGCCCAGGAATGGTCCAGCATCTTCATCACCCGGGGCGTCCGCTCGGTGCTGGGCACGCGGGACCGGCCCTCGCCGGTGCGTCGCGGCGTCATCGAGGCGCTGCAGCTGGCCGAGGCCGCTGGGCTCAACGAACTGATGAGCGCCCAGGAACTGGACGCCCGCCTCGCCGATGTGAAGATCGGCGACGAAGTCCGGGTCGAGATGGCCGGGGTGCTGGGGGAGCTGAAAGCCATCTATTGCGGGGACGTTGACGACGACCGCTGCGAAATCCTAATTTCCATGTGCGGGCGTGATTCGCGTACGAAGGTCTCGAAGGCTCGGTTGTCCGCATGAGCCGGGACGGTGCGCACAGGCATTGACTGACAGGTGGCCTTGAGGCGTTTCTCAATGGCCAAGTCGGGACGCAACGTGGAATTCCTGAAAGCCCGCCCGGTTCGCCGCGGCGGGCTTCTTCGTGACTGGAGATAGGGCCTGCTGATTGCGGCTCTCGTCCCTTCGCTGGACGTTCCTCCCCTGACCGACCTGGCGCGGGGCTGGCCCATCCAGCCCCGCGCCTTCCTTGGAGGGCCGGGCTTTGTTCCAGTTCGATCTTGGCCCCGCGCTGAAGGATCTGCGCGCCGAGATGAAGGGCCTGCAGCGGGACCAGATCCCGTTCGTCAACGCGCTGGCCCTGACCAAGATCGCCCAGACCGTCCAGGCCGCCGAGACCAGAGCGTTGCCCGCGGTGCTGGATCGGCCGACGCCCTTCACGCTCAAGGCCTTCGCCATCGTGCCGGCCCGCAAGAGTTCGCCCACGGCCACGGTCTTTGCCAAGGATATCCAGGCGGCCTACCTCGCCCCAACCGAGACCGGCGGACTGCAGCGCCTGGGCAGCAAGCGGGCTATCCTGGCCCCGCGCGGCGTGGCGCTGAACAGCTACGGCAACCTGCCCAAGTCCAAGCTGGCCACGCTGAAGGCCAAGCCCACCGTCTTCGTCGGCAAGGTGACGACGAAGAAGGGCGCCATCGTCTCGGGTGTCTGGCAAAGAGCCGGTGGCAAGAAGGCCTCGCGCCTGAAGCTGCTGGTCCAGTTCGAGGATCCGAAGGACATCAAGCCGGTCCTCGGCTACCAACGCCGCGCCAAGTCCGTCATCGAAGGCTGCTACGTCCAGGCCTATGAGGCCGCATGGGCCCGCGCCATGGCCACCGCCCAGTAGAGACCCCCCCTATCGCGGGTCCTTCCCAGGGGTCTAAGCCCAACGGGGGTATTTCGCGCCCCGGGCTATTTCACTGACCGTGTAAAAATAACGCGATACACTGTGACACGCGTTACGTTTGGTCCCGTTGCACGCGTTGCACAGCATTACAGGGGGCCGGAAATGTCGGCTGTTGCTGTGAAGACTGCCGGAGCGGCGACCGTTGGTAAGAAGGAACTGTGCGAAGCCCTGGGCTGGTCGCGCCCCAAGCTGGACCGGCGGCTGAATTCTGACCGTAGCTTCCCGGTGGTTAGCCGCGGCGATCGCGGCGGCGGATGGAAGTTCGACCTGCACCAGGTCGTCGCCTATCTGAACGGCGCGCCCAGCGAGGTCGGGCTTCCCCAGGCGGTGGATCCGGACGAGGAGGCGCCGCCAGCCCCGGTCGTTCTCGCTGCTGTCCGCCAGCAGCACCAGGGCGAGGCCACTGCCCGCCAGCAGCGCGACCAGGCCGATGCCGACCTGAAGATCGACCGGCTCAAGCGCAGCCGCGGCGAGCTGGTCGAGGCCTCCGAGATGCGGATGGTCGTTGACACAACCCTGGTCGAGCTCCGCAGCGCTTTGCTGGCCATGCCCGACGCGCTAGCCCAGGAGTTCGGCCTGTCCGAGCGGGTCTCCTACGCCATGAAGGGCAAGGTCGAGGGGATGATGCGGACGACCATCCAGACCCTGCGCCAGAAGCTCGTCCAGGACCTCTGAGGGCCCCGATGTTCACCGCCCCCTACGCCAGCGCCTCGGCGATCATGCTGGCGTGCCTGGAGTCCTTCCTTCCGCCGGAGCGGCTGAGCGTCCCCGCCTACGCCTGCAAGAACCGCTGGCTGGACAACGCCGGCGGCGGCCATGTCGGACTGTGGAGCAACAACCGGGTTCCCTACACCGTCCTGCCATCCGAGCGGCTGGACAGCATCGAGCACACGACCATCGCCATCGTCGGGCCCGGCCAGGTGGCCAAGACGGTCGCCGCCGAGAACTGGCTGCTGCGGAGCGTCGAGGCCGACCCGGCCAACTTCCTCTGGTACATGCAGTCCGACGAAGGGGTGGAAGCCTACGTCAAGTCGCGCATCAACCCGATGATCGACACCCACGACGGCATGAAGGCCCGCCTGGGAACCAAGGCCGTCGACGACAGCCTGCACTTCAAGCGCTTCAGGGGCATGACGGTGGAGTTCCTCTCCGCCCACCCCAAGACGCTGATCAACAAATCGGCCCCGCGCATCGTGGCCGACGAAATCGACAACTGGCTGCTGCTCGGCGACGTCAAGGGCATGCTGGACATCCGGCGCCAGACCTTCGGCCGCCAGTCGAAACTGCTGGCCATCAGCCACCCTGACATGGCCAAGGGCCTGGATCCGGCGACCGACTGGACCGCCGGCATCATGTCGATCTACGCCGACAGCGATCAGTGCGTCTGGTACTGGCGCTGCCCTCAATGCGGCGCCACCTCGAGCCCGGCGCCGACCGCCAAGCGCGTCATGGTCATCAAGTATCCCGAGGATCCCGACGTCCCTCTGGACGTCATCGAGCGCGAAGCCCACCTGCTTTGCCCGGTCAACGGCTGCGCCATCGCCGATCATCACCGGGAGGCCATGAACCTCGACGCGTTCAACCGGTTCGGCGGATGGATCGGCGACGGCCAGGAGATCTCCGAGGGCGGTGAGGTGACCGGCGAGCTGGTCAGCCGCGACACTGCCGGCTTTTGGATCCATGGGGCCATGTCGCCCTTCGTCATCGGGGGGATCGGCGGCCTGGCCCGCGCCAGGGTCAAGGCAGAACGCGAGGCCGAGGTGTCCGGCGAAGACGCCGCCATCCGTCAGGTTATCATCAAGCAGTGGGGCATTCCCTACTCGAAGAAGAAGGCCGCCGGGTCCGTCGACGCCGACACCCTGGCCGAACGCGCCGATCGCAACCTCGACCTGGGCGTCGTGCCAGAGGGCGTCCGGTTCATCACCCTCTTCGTCGACGTGCAGAAATGGGGCTTCGACTACCTCTACCGGGGCTGGGGCGAGAACAGCCAGAGCTGGATCATCGACCGGGGCCGGCTGGCCCAGGATCCGGAGACTGGCAGGGCGATCGAGCCGACAACGTCGGGCGCCGACTGGGACCGGCTGCTCGCCCTGTTCGACCGCAAGTTCCCCCTGGGCGACGGATCGCCCCGGGTGATGGGCGTCCGCAGCATGGGCGTCGATTCCCGGGGTGAGCCCGGCGTCACAGCTCAGGCCTATACCGCCTGGCGACGTTGGAAGAAGGCGAAGCGGACGCGCCGCATCGGTGTCATTTCCGGCCGCGACGCCTGGACCATCATCCTCACCGGCGGCGCCAGCGCGCTCCTCGCTCCGCGGCTGCAGGTGGTCTATCCTGACACGGCCCGGAAGGCCTCCGCCGCATCCCAGAACCAGGTGCCGGTCGCCTCCTTCAACCCCAACCTGTTCAAGGACGATCTGGCGGGCCAGCTGGCGGTCGCCGAGCGCGGACCCTTCTACGTCAACTTCCCATATGCCTTGCGCTCTGAGCGCCGGCCCCACGCCTTCTTCGAACAGGCGACGGCCGAGCACCAGGTGGGCGCGCGCTGGGAAAAGAAGGTTTCCTCGGCGAAGAACGAAGCGCTCGACCAACTGGTCGGCACCCACGTCCTCGCCCACCTGCACGGCCTGTCACGCCTCGACTGGGCAAAGCCGCCCAGCTGGGCGGCGCCCTGGGACCTCAACAGCTACGTCCAGGACGTGGCCGAGCTCGAGGCCGAGCAGGCCGCCGCGGAAGCCGCCGCGGCCGCACCTGCAGATCCGGACGCCTCTCTCAAGAAGAAACGCTCCCTGGCCACCCGTCTGGCCTGAGCTGGAGACCCCGCCCATGCCAGACACGTCCGCCCAGGCCGCCCGCTGCGAGACCTGCCCCTTCCGGCATGACTCCGGTCCGGCCGGCCTGCAGTGCCGCCGCCGGTCCCCGATGCCGGACTCGATCCTGCGCCTGGCCGTCTGGCCGACCGTCAAGGCCGGCGACTTCTGCGCCGAGCACCCGGACTTCACCCCCGCCGCGCCGCTCCCGGCCCAGGCGCCGCTTCCCCTCTAGTCGCAAGGCCCGCCATGTCCCGTCGCAACGCCCGAACCGCCGCCACCCCGGCCGCCGTCGCTGTTCCCCAGCTGGGCGAGGATGCGAGCGCCGCTCGCATCGAGCCCGCTGCCGAGGCTCCCGCTGCCGAGGCTCCCGCTGCCGAGGCTCCCGCTGCCGAGGCTCCCGCTGCCGAGGCTCCCGCTGCCGAGGCTCCCGCTGCCGAGGCTCCCGCTGCCGAGGCTCCCGCTGCCGAGGCTCCCGCT